CCTGCCGCGATGTACGGCCTGTCCATCAGTTTCCACAGTTCCCCGGTGGCCTGCACCGACCGCGGCCTGCTGGTCACTGTGATCCGGTTGTACACCACATCCCACGGCCTCCGGATCGCGATGTCCTTTCCCACATCGCTCTGCTCCAGTGAAACCACCGCCGAATCGGAGCGGTACCGGCTCCTGAAGACCGCCTGTCCGTCTGCCGCGATGTAAAACTGTCCCAAACTCGCGTCTGCCAGATCGCGCAGCAACTCCCGCGCATTGGCTGTGTATGCCCACCAGTACGGCAGGTAGTCCGGCGTGCTGTCCAGCAGCCGACCCCATCCGCTCGGCCAGTCCGCCGCGTCCAGCACGTCCCCAATCGCTTCATCGATCCGCCGGTTGGTGGCCAGCGCGATCGAGACCTTCCCTTCCCCTAAAAGCTCCATCCCGTCAACCGCCCGGATCATCACCTGGCGCGGTTCTGTGTCTACATCATCGATATCCGCGATTTTCCCGGCGAATATCGGATACGTCACCCCATCGTACTGCACCGTCAGGCTCAGCTTCCGCCCAGGCCTCACGTTTGGGTAAAGCGCCGAGCCGCTGTTATACACATCGTACCTGCCGTCTTCGTTCTCCAGGTAAACCGTCATCTCCCCGATCCGCACCGGTTCGATCCCTGCTCCGACCGCGCCCGATTTCCGGATCACGTAGTCCCGCCCCCGGCTCACTTTCAGGCCCTGCATCCGCTCGCCTTCGTCCGCTTCAAAACTGTCGTCGTTGTCCCAGTCCATTTGCAGTGACCATACCAGGCCCGATGGCGCGGGTGCGGCCTCATATAGTGCCTCGCCATACAGAACGGTTCCGTATGTCGCCATCCTATGCCCTCCGCAGCGCCGATTGGATCAGCGGGATCAACACCGTCTCCGCCTCAATCCGGCTCATCGTGCTGATCACGGGCCGGTAATCGATGTTCACCCGCACCTCACCGCCCCCCTGGCTGGCCGGTGTCACCATTCCCGGCGCGCCCATCCGGATGTACTCCACTTCCCGCTCACCCATCTTATACGTCATTCCCGGCATCACCGCGCCGCCTTCGGCCTTTCCACCCCCATACGGGTTCGCGTTGTTGATATTCCCATAGTTGGGCCGGTCCATCAGGTTTCCCCGATACGATGCGCTCTCAACCGCCTGGCCGTAAGCGTTCGCGCCCTGGGCCGCCGCCTGGAACGCTTTTCCAGTCTCCTCAGCCAGCTCCACCTGCCTCCCCAAAATCGTGTTCAAAAAGTTGGCCGCCGCCTGCGAAGATGGGTTGGTCAGCAGTTCCAAAAACTTTGTCAACGCCGGGATCAGGCCCATCGCCAGGCTGTAACGCACTTCCATGATCTTCTCATCCCACGCATCCATCGCCAGCATGTAATCCTTGACCTGCTGCTCGCTTTTTGCCGTCACGATCATCCAGTCCGCGATCTCGTCAGCATTCCCCTGGATCGCCTCACCCCCCAGCTCCATCAGCCGCGCCATTTCCTGCCCGGCCCGCCCAAAGTTATCCACCAGAAACTGCGCCCGCGCCAGCGGGTCCTGGATGCTCAGGTACTGGTCCGAGAGCTGCGCCAGCCCCTCCACGCTCGGCGCGGTGCCCTTGGTGGTCATCGTTTTCAGCGCCATCTCCAGGTCGCTGGTCCCGATCCGCAGGTCGTCGGCCATCTGGTACATCCGCGACATCTCCTCGGTGCTCGTGCTGGTAAACGCCGCCAGTTTTGAGATCGTTTCCCCGTACTCCGCGTATTCGCTGATCGACTCCGCCGCCAGTTGTCCCCCCAGCGCGATAGCCTGTCCCAGCGCCATCATCGGGTCAATCGGGATCGACATCCCCAGCCCGTCCATCAGGTCGGCCATGCTCCCCAGGTTTTTCCCGAATCCGGTTACCTCGCCGTCCAGCCCCCCGATTGTCGTCCGCGTGCCCGCCACCGCTTTTTCCAGGTTGGTCAGGCCGCCCTTCATCGCCTGCAGGTCCTTCAGCGCCTGCTCCGGAGCATCCCCCTCCTGCTTCGTCCGCAAGATCATGTTGATATTACTGGTGCTGTCGGCCATATTTCTTCCTCCAGTTCGCGAAGATACCCTCCACCTTCGCCAATCCCTCGCTGTACTCGCTCACCCGTTCCAGGCTCAGCACCGCCTCGATCATCTCATCGGTCATGTCATCCACCTCCCACGGCGCGATCAGCGCGCCGCCCAATGCCCGGTTGATCCGGCTTGCCAGCAGTACGTTCACCAGCATCGGTTCACTGGTTTCCTTGCTCCTTGCCAGGTGGTAGGCTGCCTGGTTCATTTTTTTTTTACCCGCAGCCTGTGCTCCACGATCATCGTCATCGTCCGGTATATCAGCCACTCAAACAGCGTCGGGTCGGTTTCGTATGATTGCTCAAACAGCTCGAACACTTCCTTCTCAGTCCATCCCCGCCACAGCTTTGCGATCAGACCCGCGAACCTGAGCAGGTCTTCCTTCTCCAGTTTGTTCTCCAGTTCCTTGCGCATCACGGCCATCTCCGCCAGGATCGCCCGTGTCGGGTTGATCCGTACCGTGATCTTCTGCTCCGCGAACTCTGGCGCGTACTCCTCCAGCCGGATGTCCTTGTAAATTTCCGGGATATGGATCATCACATCGCCGCCATGTTGGTAATTGCCTGAGCCTCGATCATCTTCTTGCCGGTCGGGTCCCAGTATCCGTGCAGGATGGCCGCCCACAGGTCGTTCCCGTTGCTCTCCGCCGAAAGCGGCACAACTTCTGACCACGATCCGCCCAGGTCAAGCTGCATAGTCTGCTTCGCGCCCGTCCCGATCTGCGGGCCTTCGATCTTCAGCCGCGCCACTTGCAGGCTCGAGGCCAGCATCGCCGTGTAGATCGCGCTCATGTTCGCGTTCCCCTCAAAAGTGAACGCTGCCAAAAACGCCATTGCCCCCTCGCCGTGGTTGTCAAAATAGTCGTTCGCGCTCCCGTGGAATTTGGGGTGCAGCCCGCTCATGATCTCGATGTTCCAGCCGCGCAGGGTCAGGGTTTTCTCTGTCGATCCTACCCCCGCCCAGGTTCCGTCCAGGTAGAACCGCGCCAGCTTGGCGTTGATCGGTGTCAGCGCCATCGGGGTCAGGTCATCGGTAAACGCCGTCACCGTGTTCTGCCGCCCAAAATAGCTCGCCTCGATCTGCATCGAGCTGTCCCGCCCTTCCTGGCTGATCTCGCCAATCAGCCTCAGCGAGTCGAACATCACATACTCGCTCTCCACCATAAACGTGTCGTCGCCCCGCTCCAGGGTGATGCTGTCCTGCTCGTTCGACGCGCTCCCGTCCAGTACCGGGGGGTGGTTCCACAGGTAATCGTCCTGGTCCGTTGTCTGCTCCACTGGCGTGACCCCGCCTTTCAGCGAGCACGAAAATAACATCGGCAGCAACTGGTAGTACGCCGTGTCAAACCGGATGCTGTCTTTCACCAGCCTCCCCGATACATACGACCGCACCGCGTCGGCCAGTACCCCTGCGTTCTCCCGCGGGTAAGTTGGCTGGCGGTCAGGCCGGATCGGCGGCACCGCCACCGGCAGCATCCTGGTGGCCGCTTCCGCGGTCCCGTGAACGCTCTCTACCCCGTACTGCATCCGTCTTAATGCACTTGTTCCCATGACTTCCTCCTAAGCTGATACGCTCAAAACGATATTTTCTTTCACTTCCCAACTCACCACCAGCCCCAGGTGCGGGGCTTCATCGCCGTACTGTAACGCGGCAGGCCGGATCGGGTCCGTCCGCGCCAGCAGAAAATGGCTCACCAGCCCCCCCAGGGTGATCGATCCCGCCGCCGCGATGATGATCCTGTCATAAAACATCATCATGTACGGATAGTTTCCCTTGCTCAAATTGGCCGCCAGGTGAAATTCGCTCTGTCCCTGGTACACCATCACGTTTGGACCACCCGCGCTGTACTCCGCCACCGACTGCCTGGTCACATAGCTGATCACGCACGGGTACTGGCTGATCGATTCCGGCATCTCAGCCCGTTCAAATATCCTGTACGAGCGCACCATCCCCCCGCGCCCGTCCTCAATCGTCCCCCATCGCTTCGCTACCGCGTCGATCCAATCAATCAAAGCCATTGCTCAGTCCCTCCGCGATCCGCTCCAGCGCGCGCTCAAAAAACCGCTGTGCCGCGTCCTGCGATTTCTCCCAGCCCTTTTTCATGTACTCCCGCGGCTTGATCCCCTTTTTCTGGATCTTCCGCGCGACCAAAAACGCGATCTTCCGCACATCTTTTTCATCGTCTGGCTGGATCACCCGCCTCACCCACGGTTCCAGCGCATCAACCGGCGGCATCTTCTTCCCAGGCTCGCGCCCAAACTCCATCACTGCCGGGTAGATCTCCGCGCCCATCGATGGCCCAACCCGGCCCACAATCGAAAGCGTCTCTATCTCCCGCACCTCGCTCCCGATAGACGACCGCAGCCTTCCCCGGTCTACCGGCGCCAGCGGCTTCGCGTTCGCCTCAATCGTCAGCACCGATTTATCCATCGCCGCCCTCAGCTCCCGTTGCGAGATATCCGGATACCGCTTCAGCAGTGCCATCTGCTCCTCCAGCCCCTCCACATCAATCTCATAACCAACCAGCATCTCTCAATACTCCTGTTACCATCTCCCCTCTCCGCTCCTGCGGGGAGGGGCCGGGGGTGGGGTCACAAATACGGCAGAAAATAATTCCGCTCAATCTTCTCAATCACCGAGTTCGGGAACTCGTTTAAGTAAAACGTCTCCCCGGTCTCCGGAGATCCAACTCGCCCGGAGAACCCGCTGTCGGCCTTCTTCAACATCAGCCCCGCCATCTGCTTGCACAGCCACCGGATGTCCTCCGGAGCAACATACCGCGAGATCGCCGCGTCACTGTGCGCTGCCGCCGTGGTTCCGTTCGCCCCCCGGCTCACCGTGAACGTCCGGTAAACATCCACATCCTTCCCGCTGTCGTGGCTGGCGCGCTTCGTCAGGTTCCAGCCCCGGCTCACCAGCAGATCGTTCCCGGCGATATCCAGCACCTTCATCTGCTCGAACTCGATCCGGATCACCTCCCCGATACTCACCTTGGTGCCGTCGCTCACCGTCACCACCTCATCCTCAGTCGTCAATGCCTCCGCCGAGTCTGCCGTGCTGTCCGTGGGTGAACCATGCCCGGTCACCACTTCCTGCTCGTCTTCTACCAGCACCACCGCCCCCGGAGAAATTCCCGCCGCGTTGTCCACAACCAGGCTCTCCGCGTCTTCCGCCTGGCTCGCCGTCGTTGCCCCGGTTGCCCGTGTATCCTCGTACAGACCCCATCGTCCGGTCACCGCCACGTTGTTGTGGCTCCGGGTGAACGCGTAAAAACTCACCGCGTCCGGATCCGCCACCAGCCTGATCCCCGGACCGTGCTGCCATAATCGGTTGCGCGGGTATACCAGCGCCTCCGAGGCTGTCACGCTGATCTCATCCACCGTGATGCTCGTCAGCGACAGAAGCGGGTCCACATACACTTCCCGCGTCCCGTCCCCATCGAAATAGCGCGTCTCCGTCACCGGAATAAACGCCCCGATCCGCCGGTCAATCCACTGGCTCGCCGCCCGGATCTTGTCCAGCACCCGTGCCGGGCTCACCCGCACCCCCTCCGCGTCCAGATCCTCCAGCAGCTCATCTACCGTGCAGTACAGACGATTCATCATTTATCCTTCACAGCCTTAAAGGTATCCTTCGTGATCAGTTCCTCCCGGGTGGGGTCAGTGGGGTCGCTCCGCTTCTCTGCCTCCGTCTGCATCCGGTTTTTGCCCTTCACGATCACCGTCTTCACCTCAACCGCCTCCAGCACCCCTGGGCTGTCCCGGTCTATCGCTTCGGCCAGTCGTTCATCCAGTTCAACCACGTCGCCCTTCATCAGCTGCGCGCTCAAACTGCTCTTGTAGTTCCATTTCACCTGGTATTTTTTCATCACTCACCTCACAGTCGTAAATATCGCACCGTCGCCACCAGCGCGGCTGTCAGTGCGTTGCTCTGCGCCAGCGCGAAGGTCAGCGGCCCGTTCAGCGGGAACATCGCGTGGCTGTCCGTGATCGCCGCATTATCATTGTCCACACACTTCTGCCGCGGTGCGATCAGCGC